TTGTATACGTCAAACTTTGGTTTTCCGATAAATCTGCTTGTGTTTTTTTCTGTAAACAAATAAAATCCAAGACGGTTTGCTGTTTTTTTAGCTTCATCGACCTGATGCTCATTGTGTTTAAATTTAATAAAGCACCATTCGGCTGTGCCTCCGTTTTCGATAAATGCAGTTGCATTTTCAATTATCTTGTTATAGCTTGTGCCTATTCTGTATAAAGAATGTGTATCCTCCAGCCCATCTATAGCAAAAATAACTTTGTGAGTTTTTGGCATAACCTTTGCTAGTTTTGCCCACCATTTGGGTGTTCTTGCACTGCCGTTTGTGTGTATTCTGATATTTAATTGAGGATTAACATTGCAAGAGTAATCTATCATTTCTATTAGATCGTCGTTTATAATCGGGTCGCCGAAATTACCGCACATATAATATCCGGTAATCTGATTTAAAACTTCTGTCGTTGCAATCTTTTTAAAATCTTCCAAACTCCAGTCTGTCAATTTTAACAGCGGATTTTTTATTCCTCCGTGATAATTTCTAATACACATGGGACAACTTGCCTGACAACGACTTGTTATTTCAAAATGTATATCCTGCAATTCTGTAAAACTAAACATCAAGAAAACTCATTATACTCAAAACAATTGTATATATTCATAGAATCCGAACAGTGCCCGGCGTCAGCGTATTCTGATATAAGAATAGGGTCAGGATCTTTTTTATAGCTGAGGTTTTAAAGTCATTGATACTCCAATTCGGAGAGATATTGCCTTCTAAATGCATAAATGTATTTAATAGTAATAGCAATATTTGAGTTAAAATTCGATGTTTAGTAAAAACGAATGGGATACATTAGAAGAAGTAATTATAGGTATTGCAAATGATGCTAAAATACCTAGTCTTGACATTAGCTTAAGAACCGTTAACTACGCCGATGTAAAAGAAACATCAACAATTCCTCAAGGCCAATATCCTAAACAAGTTATAGACGAAGCAAACGAAGATTTAGACATTTTGTGCGAATTCCTAAAAAATGAAGGAATAAAGGTTAGCAGGCCAGATTCTGATTATGTTCCTGACTACTATAATTATTGTCCTCGAGATAGTATATTATTACACGAAAACCTCGTCATGGCAACTCCGATGCCGCTGAGAGCAAGAAAAAATGAATACAAGGCAATGAAGTATGTTTTTGATAGTAATACAAATATACATACATCGAACATATCTAGACCTGACGCACTCTATAATTTAAACTGTGTTAATAATCCTAATATTTTAGCATTAACAGATATTGAGCCTGCATTTGATGCAGCCAATATATTAAGAGATAATGAAAATTTATATTATCTAGTAAGCAACAGCGGAAATCGAGCAGGTGCAGATCTATTACAAGAAGTAGTTGGAGAAAACTACAAAGTATGGAAAATTGAAAATGTGTATAGCTATATGCATTTAGACAGCACTATTGCATTACTCAGAGAAGGATTGATGCTATTAAATCCAGAACGCATTAAATCAAAAAAACAATTACCTAAACCGTTACAATCTTGGGATGTTATATGGGCTTCGGAGCCCTGTGACATAGGACATTATCCTGGATATTGTAATGCAAGTAAATGGGTTAATATGAACCTACTCTCAATAAATCCTAATCTAGTTGTTCTTGAAGAAAATCAACATTCTCTAAGAAAACAATTATTACAGTACAAAATAGAATCAGCAATGTTACCTATGAGACACGAAAGAACACTCGGCGGAGGATTTCATTGTGTTAGTTTAGACGTTAAAAGAAAACATTTATAAAATATGTTTATTTTTTTACTATAAAAATTTTCGAAATAATTAATTATATACAGCCTTTCGTTTTACAAATTACAAAAGGTCTGTCGAAAATAGAAGCTACTTTAAAATATAATAAAAATTGTTCATTAAAATGCAATAACGATAACATTAAATAGCCATAATACTAAGGTGCAAGGATATTTTTAAAATATGAGCTTTAACACTGTTGTTGAATTTGAAAACAAAATTGCTGAATTCTATAACGCTCCTTTTGCTGTATGTACAGACTGTTGCACACATGCAATAGAATTATGCTTACGCTTAACTAATATAAAAACTGCAGTTTCTCCTAAACACAATTATATTTCTGTACCTTTTACTTTTGAAAAATTAGGTATAGATTGGAGGTTCGAAAGTATCAACTGGCACAATTATTACTATGTGACAGAAAACATAATCGACGCAGCAGTTTACTGGCAAAGAGATGGATATATTCCTAATACATTTATGTGTCTTAGCTTTCAGTATAAAAAACATCTTAGTCTAAGTCGAGGAGGAATGATTTTGTGTAGTAACAAAGACGACTATCTAAGATTCAAAAAACTCAGCTACGACGGGCGTGTTCCTAACGTATTTTGGGAAACTCAAAACATTGAAAGTATAGGGTATCACTATTATATGACTCCTGAAACTGCCCAGTTAGGATTAGATAAATTAGAATTAGCAAAAAATACTCCTCCTAAGAGAAAAGGATGGAGAAATTATCCAGATCTATCAAAAATGAAAGTTTTTAAACAGATTTATACCCAAACAGCATCCACCTAGTATATAAAGATAATTCTAAAAAATCTTCATAAACTATTTTCAGCTGAGATTGATTAGCGAATTCGCATAGACTTCTGGCTACCCTAATATGCTCAGGTATTTCATAATTATTACTTTGTAATACAATCAAAGATTGTTTAGACTGGTTATCCAACCAGCTATTATGCTCTTGTTGGGTTATATGCTCACAAACAGTGTTAATTATAATATCAGCATCAGTAGAATAGTTGCACATATTTGCAGTAATTGCAGAGAATCTGCCTTGCATTTCATATCGTTTATTTATGGTACGAGCTGTATCTTCGCATGTATCATCGACATCAATTGAAGTTATATGTTTTATAGGTATTCCTGAATTAAAGAGCAATGCTGAAAGTACTCCGTTCCACCCCCCATAAATTGCTATACAATTAGGTTTGTTCTCGACAAATTTTTCAAGGTTTTCGATTAACCATAATTTGGAATAAACTTGCCCCTTCCAAAAACTCTCTAAAGTTCTATATTTGTCGTCTGAGTTTCGAATAGCATCCATCCAGAACAAAATATCCTCTATATCAACCTTCATATTTTACCTTTGGTATTTTCGAATCTGCTGAACTTACACAAGTCGATGTAATGCATTTTTGCGGAGCCTTAAATAGATTAAAACCGCCCTCTATAGTTCCAAGAGGCTGATCATGACAGGAATAAGCACGTTTGATCTCCCCGGCGGGTTCTCTTATTATACAGCTTTGATATCCTGCATTACAACGCCAGCCTTTAAATTTGTTGAAACCAAATGCGTTTAATCTTTCTGCCTGATCAAAATCATACCAGACACCTTGATTGTCTTGCAACTTCATTTGGGTTGCCTGTTCTCCGTTTATATGCTGCGGAAATTCTGTTTGCATCTTGTCTATCTGTGCCTGAGTATAGTCTTCCACAATAAAACTTGCTGTAGGGTCGCTTTGAGGCTTTAGGGTAACGTTTATGCCTCTTTCTGCAAACCGTATGCACCTATCATAGTATTCGTCAAACATTTCTGGCACCATAACTTGATTAATTGTTAACAAAACACCTCTTTTCATTAACTGTAGACATTTGTCTCCGAATTCCTGTTCGTTAGCAAATTCTGCGTGAAAGCTTGCTGTAATACTTCTTCGTTGCAAACACCGTGTAATATCCAACCATTCTCTCCACCATTTAGCCCCAGGCGATAGATTTGTTGTCATATGTATGCTTTGATATTTTGAATTAGGATCATCAGCATAATGTTCTATCAGTTTGAGAAAATGTTTATAGGCAGTGGGCTCACCGCCTGAAAATGAAAAATGAAAGTTTTTAAATCCGTTATTTCTTGCTTGTCTTTTAATTTCGTCAATAGTATCGCAATATGTTTGCAAAGATCTATAATCCGGTGTAGAAGAACGAGCATACGGCCAACAATAAGAACAGGCATAATTGCAAAATCGTGCTAATATCCAGGACACAGAAAAGAGGTCGGTGTCAAGTAAGGT